AAAAAGTTTGGATTCAGTTGATAGTCTTCGTTACTAAAGCCAGCGAAAGGACTAAATCCTACGTTGGAACTATAGTTACCAGCTTCCTGATTATCCTTTGACCACCAAACAACAGGGCGCATGATCAATTCTTTGATGTTAGTGACAACTTCACCCATAGTGTGACCAACATCAAGAGACCCATTAGCTGGAACTAAAGGCTCGTAATGAGCATCTCTAATCATTTGTCGCGTCAATCCCTGCGCAACTAGTTCCAACGATGGTTCAATGGCGTTGTACACAGACCAATTAATATTAGTAACATCAGGACGCGCCAGCTGGAAGTCTTTACCAGCGCTAATCCAGAAATTGATATACACGTCAGGAATGGGCGTGTTAGGGTGATTGAGTTCATTGACAACTGAAATAATCAGGGTACCATTGCTGGTTTCCTGCGTAATGGATGTTGGATCCAATCCTAACCACATTTGATCACGTAAATATGGAATAGCGAAACTAACCTCAGTTTCCTTTTCGATGTCAATGACTCGTGAAACCACAGAGGACAACATGTTCCCATCAGACACAGTGACTGAGCCAACAGTGTCCGGAACCCAAGAAACGCGCAAACGTCCAACATGCATTTGGGAACATACTATCGACATATGAACTCTCACCGAACCACGCCAAAACGTAAAAGGGCGTGAGACGCACGATAGAAAAGTCTCATATTGATGCAATGCATCTTTGTAAGTCAGTTCTAAGGGACTCACACGCCATTGATACAAAGTGTCATTTGGGAATTGTGAAGCGTTCCACACATAGCCGGCAAACAATAAACTCGGAGTTTGTGCGATGGATAAAATGTCCATATCAGAAGATTTACCACCCATCATCTCTATGCATGATCCTACACCATTCTCTGGATCAATTGCAAGTACATCGGCCTGATTTAATCCATGTGTATTAGCAAGATTGTGATATTTAACTCGCACGTCTTGTGGTATGGCTAAAGAATTAGGCATCGCAAATCCGAAATAACGAGCAACTCCGGCAATTCCTCCAGCAATAGCGGAAACTCCTTCAGCTACTGCACCAATTTCTGGAATCCATACTAGTGATGCAGCAATATTGCCAACGGTTTCGGCTATTCCACTAACGGTAAGCTTAGTGGACTTTTCTTCCGCTTCCTTGTTTTTACGCTTCATTTGTCCTTGAGCAATTAGTTCTTCATCCTTGAACACCAAAGCAGGATTGCCTGGTATCAAGGCAGGGAAGGATGATTGATTATCAATGGTAGCAGTGGGGATGGTGTACGTCTTAAGAGTGTACCCAGCCAAGTCCAAATCCACAAAACTCATAAAGAGTGTATATGAAACGTCAGTCGTCGTCGGACCAAGCGCTAGTGGATTTAGACAGTGGATGGAGACACAGCCAATGTGGTACGCAGCATCTCCAAAGTGTTCCATTGGGATGTATGGGTATGGCAAAGCATAGGGAATGATAAACTCATGGACTTCGTTCTCACTTGGAGAAATACAAAATGAAGGATTACTCGCTGCAGTGAATATATTATTGGAACCTGTGTTATAAGTTCCAGTATTAGAAACCATAGGCGACCATGAGACCAACAGATTCCCATAATGAAATTTCGATCCATTCACGCGTATACCAAATTTGATACCAGCGCGAAAGTATGCGAAATTTTTCAATTTATCCCAGACCTGTTGTATAGAAAACAAGTAGTTGGGGAAATGAATGCGTACAATCAATTCCCCACGTACTGCTGTAGAAGACCAAGTCCCGTTATACATATACGTACGTTCTAAGAAATCAGTTAGGGACTCCTTCAGGTATGGATCGGGTTGCATCTTTGGAACAGGGGAAACCTCTTGCGTATTTGTATTTGTAACGATAGATGTATCACTAAACGACATGATCTCGTTACGAGTATGGATCACATCGCCTTCTGTTGTCGGGGCACCGGTAGTAGTATTAGGTAAGGTTGTTGTTGTTTCTGAGTTAGCCGTTGGTTTATTCACATCACGGTTTCAACGATCCACGTGACTTGAGCTTCCTTACCTTTATTTTTCGAGGCGTACGTTTTTGACTGATCTCAAAGATCTCCTCGTTGATTTTCAGTTGGCAGCAGTACCCTTCAGCGTAGGAAGTTTCGCTGTCGGGCAAGATCACACCAACTGTGTCCTCGCTTCCCCAATGTTTTCCACTCAACATGAATGTGACAAATGGAAGGCGAATATCTCGTTCTTTGCAGAACTTGTAGACGTGTGCCACGAATTTTTCATATGCACCTCGTCCATGATGGAACATTTCACATGTTGCAGCAATCCAATTCGCTTCCATCGCCTCTTGATCATCAAAACTCTCTCGAATCCACATGATCATCTCCTGAATAGAAACCATTGCCAGAGGCGCATACACTCGACCACCATCCAATCGGAAGCCACGTTTCAAGTAGGTGATATCCTCATTTTCGAGAAACTCACTTACCACAGCCTTCTTGGATGGTGTCGTGTATTCAATCCCATAGCGCGCAAATGTCTTCTCAAGTACTTTCATATTGAGAATATGCGCAACATCGTCACTCACAGTGCCAATGTTATCATCACCATAAAACTTGACACACACTTTGTTCAAGTAGTTGGTAATGTCCCCACCATTCTCTATGTAGACGATGCGGAACATCAAAGCATTGACCATCGAGTTGATGATAGCTGTTAGTGCAATGCCAGATGGATTCCCTTGTTTAACTCGGTACACATCAACACCAGTGACGTGATATGCCGAGAAGCATGTGGAAAATAATGTCTCACGAATGAGAGCATTCTCAGAGCCATCGTCATACCACTCATTTATAATCTCACAACACGCCATAAGCAATTGATAAGACAATGTTTTGTCATAATTTCCATAATCACCTCCAATCCAGTTTTTACCATTGTTCATGATTTGAGTGTACATCATACCCCACTCATCACCATGAACATTGATTCCAACTGAAATTTCACCCAACGTGTGATTCTCCATGATATGCGCCATGAATGATGACGTATACATGCGCAGTGCAAGATTGAAATCGAATGGAGCAACGTTGAATAATCTCGTCTTACCAGCGTCAGCTTTCTCAATGGGACGTCGTTCATCTTTGAGTTGATCCGCAAACAATGTAAACGGAACAACACCCTCACGCGCCAATGCAATTCGTTGGTTGACTGCATACTCAACGGTTTCATCAACTGTATAGTGAATACCGTTCGTCGTTTTCACAAACAGGAACTTGCCCTTAGGATCACTGGATTTTCTCAACATAGTGTACGGAAAACCACTTGAAGTGTGCATGTCCATCTTAGCAATGAACTCTTCTCCGGTACCATTGACAGCTTCATCCAACGTGAGGATCCGTGGGCGATATGAGCTGCGCATATTCCGTATGGTATGGGAAAAATGCGCTTGCGCCAAAGCCACCAAACTATTAGGAAACACCGTTGGATCCGCTCCCATTTTGGCAATTGCGATACGAGATGGGTAAATTTTGATTCCGTTGGACATAAATGGCTGTAGATATGCTGGTTTCGTTTGCACCTCAAACACGCCATGCAGTAAGCTCTCTTTGATCCGAGTATTTGTTGCTTGTCGATTATAATAGATCATGTTAATACGACCCACATAAGCAACTTTGGGTGTAGCTTCGGAGACCGCTCGCTGTGCAACATATTGTGGTTGCATTGTTGGATCGCACACGGGTTGCTCCATCACAATCGTTCGGTGTTTGGCGTGAACAGAGCGAATGAATTGCATTGTAAGGACATTCGAAACCCCTTTGTTTGTAGCACCAGCAGTGTGGAATCCTAGAATTCGCCCGTTTTGCACCTTTGAATTCATCCACACCAAGGGAGAACCACACTCACCTCGTTCAGTACCCAACTTGTAGTCGAAATGATTGACAATCGACACAGATCCAATTTTCCTACCAAGATGATTGGTCATGGAATACGCAACCTCTCCTTCAACGCGTTTGATGTCGTACGTTTGTTTCATCAAAGCGCGACCATTGTCATGAGTAACGTACATGTATGCTTCATTGAGCGTGTTCTTACTCAAAGCATCCTCGTCATGAAAGTTGCGCGTGAGGTTGGCTGATGGGGGAACCGATTTGGGGAGAACAATAACCACTATATCTAGACCCTCCGCCCACGTCATATCGAATTCAAGCTCTGAGAGAGCAAA